TCCTATTCCGGTAAGCCCTGGAAGTGTAACACCAGAATTTTACCACTTTGATTTTAGAATTGTCGAAGATGCTTGGACAGAAACTTCTGGCTCTATGTCTGGCATTGAAGGTATTAATAACATGAATACGATTCCATTTGCAAACATTCCATACGCTAATATAAATTCTATTGGAAAGCAATGGATTCGTCGTTTTACTCTCGCCCTTTCAAAAGAAACACTCGGACAGGTTCGCTCGAAATTTGCGACAGTACCAATTCCAGGTGAGTCTGTAACACTTAACGGCACGGCATTGATCAGTGAAGCCCGCGATGAACAATCGGGATTGCGAGACGAACTAAAAGATGTCTTAGACCAATTGACCTATCAAGCGCTCGCAGCTAAGGATTCAGAGATTAGTGACAATGTTAACAACCTCAGTCAGAAGATTCCAGCAGGCGTTTTCGTAGGGTAAAGGGGATAGATGGCAGACGACGAAAAATGGAAGCAGCCAGCACAGCCACCGCCCCCGCTGTTCCTTGGTGAAAAAGAACGCAACCTTGTTAAGCAAGTTAATGACGAGCTTATTGAGCGCGTCATAGGACAGCAAATTGTTTACTATCCTATTGACGATTCAATCACCCAATACAACGATCTTTATGGCGAGGCAGTTGAAAAAACTTTCCTACCCCCAGTTCGTGTCTATGCCCTTGTAGATTATCAAAGCACAGAAACAAAAGCAGACACAGTTGCTGGTATGGACAAATCCAATACGATTACGATCTATTTCCACAAAAGAAGATTGATTGAAGATCAAGACCTTTATGTTCGCGAAGGTGACTTTGTTTTATATGGCGATTATTACTACGAGATTGTAAGCACTGAATGGGCAAGACAATTGTTTGGGCAGATTGATCACACATTTGAAATTGTAGCCACAGCATATTACTCAAGAGAGGGACTATTCGATGCCACCTGATTACTCAGACAACCCAAAAAAACAAGAACTTGCTCCGTTAAAAGAGTTAGAACTTCAGCCCTCAACAATTGAAACAATTGACCGAGCGCTCTTTGAGTTTGTTGATGATGAGCTTGATATTTTCTGCACAACGAATAAAGGGTTTAAAAAAGTTCCTTTTATTTGGGCAGGTGCCGAACGAGCTTTTCAAATTAAACACAACAGAGAACTACGTGATGTAAACGGCTGGCTTATCTATCCAATTATGAGTATAGAGCGCACAGGTATTACAAAAGACCTAACAAAGCGCGGCGCTTATTATGCAGCGGGACAAAACTTAAGCGATGCCAAGGGTGGTTCTATGACCATCGCGAGGACTATTAAACAAAACAAAACAGCTAATTTTGCTAATGCTGATTCAAAAAGATTACTTGTAGACACTATTGGTACAGGTCAAAACAACTTTCCACGAAAGAACGAAAAGGTTGTGTATGAAACAATCACAGTTCCAATTCCAGTTTATCTTGAGGTCACATATACATTAACAGTTATGGCTGAGTACCAACAACAAATTAATGAAATCATCACACCTTTTATGACAAAAACTGGTGCAATTAATTATACGGTTGTGGAAAAGGATAATCATCGCTTCGAGGTGTTTATTGATTCTGACTACACATTAAATAACAACGCATCCTCACTACTTGAAGATGCCCGAGGATACGAGACTCAAATTAATTTTAGAGTCCTTGGCTACATTATGGGAGCCGACAAAAATGAAGAGCGTCCAAAGATTGTACGCAGAGAAAATGCCGTTGAGGTTAAGATTCCAAGAGAGCATGTAATCTTGGGAGATATGCCCGAACATGTCCATGTCAGCGGCAATGTTCCTTTTTATCGGTCATAAAGTTATATTTAGGACTTTCGTCAATTTATTAACTATTTATTAACGATAATCAGAATATTTTTATTCATACGATATTGAAGAGCGACAAGGAGACACTTCATAATGTCAGTTAAATCTTTTAAGTTTATTTCACCCGGTATTTTCATCAATGAAATTGACAATTCCCAGCTACCTGCCATCGCAGATGAGATTGGTCCAGTTATTGTTGGACGAACAGAAAAGGGACCAGGAATGCGACCTGTTAAGGTCAATTCATTTTCTGAATATGTCAGTATCTTTGGTAACCCGACCCCAGGCGGTCAGGGTGGAGATGTCTGGCGTGACGGTAACTACACTTCAGCTACCTATGCTGCATATGCTGCACAGGCATACTTGCGTAATAGCAATGCTGTAACTGTTGTTCGCCTTCTCGGAGCGCAAGATGCAGATCTCTCCTCAACCGCCGCAGGTCGCGCAGGTTGGGAAACCGCAGCTACCGCGAATACCGCCCTTGCTGCCACCAATGGTAGCGCTTTTGGCTTATTTGTTTTTACATCTGGATCTGTTACTGCTACCGATGTTACTGGAACTCTTGCAGCAGTTTGGTATCTTAACGAAGGATCTATTGAGCTTTCAGGAACTATTAGGGGTTCAACCACTATTTCCTCAAGCGCGGGCACTTTGTATGACAGTCTCTCCACAACTCCTGAGTATAAGGTGATCATTAGGGATGATAATGGAGAGAACGTAAAAGAGACAGCATTTAACTTTAGTCGCGCAAGTGCTAAATATGCTCGCAAAGTGTTTAACACAAACCCAACTTTGGTCAACACCAATATTACAAGAACCGCACAACAAAAAACTTACTGGCTTGGACCAACCTTTGAACGAGAGCTTGCAGCAGTAATTACTGGTTCTTCTCACGCCATGATCTTAGGTCTCGATAACGCCAGTGCTGACCCAGCTTCTGCTGCTGATTTCCGATTTGAATTCCAGGCAGCACAGTCACCTTGGATTTTTTCTCAAGACCTTTCAACTGATGGATCTAACTTTGATATTTTAGATAACGATAGAGTGACAAAGCTATTTAAGTTCCATTCGCTTGATTCAGGTGAAGATGTACAAAAGGAAGTCAAGGTTTCTATTACAGGTATTAAAGCCTCCAGCAATCGCGAGAATCCATATGGTTCTTTCAATGTTGAGGTTCGTGATCTTCGCGATAGCGATAACTCACCAGTCATTTTGGAGAGCTACACTAGTGTAAATCTTAACCCTGCATCATCTAATTTTATTGGCAGAGTTATTGGCACCCAGCGACTTGTTTGGGACAATGACGAACGTCGTTACAGAATCTATGGCGATTACCCGAATGCTTCTTCAATTATTCGTGTTGAACTTAATGAAGACGTATTGGCTGGTGTAACTGACGCAAGATTCCTGCCATTTGGTTCTTATGGACCGCCAAGATACAAGAGGTGGACTCTTGCTTCTGGCAGTGTGATTACTGCTGATAGATGGGCAAACATCATTGTTCCTCACACATCAAGTAGGACAGTAGGAAAGCCCGCCAATATCTTACACCCAGATACTGGACCTGGAGCCCAAGCCTTCTCAGGAGAAATTATTTATCCTGGTGTTGCTCTTAGAGTTAGTGCCTCCAGCGGAGAGGTTTCAGATCAAACCGATGCTTACTTTGGATTTGATTCCACTCAAGCAGGCAACAATCGCTTTGAAGACTCCAATGTTGATATTGCAAGAGTTCTTCCCGACGCGCTTGATTCGTTTGTTACTCAAAGCTCAACAGAATATTCATACCTCTTTACGCTTGATGATGTCAAGCCATTCCCTGCTGGAAGTAAAAGCGCTGTATACTTGTCTGGCTCACGTAAAGCAGGAACTTCCTTTACCGCAGTTAGTGGAACCTATGAACAGGTTCTTGATAATGGATATGATAGATTTACTGTGCCAATGCATGGTGGGTTTAATGGACTCGATATCACAGAAAAAGATCCGTTCAACAATACTCGCGCCCTTGAAGGAACTGACAATACAAAGTACGCATTCTTTAGTGTCCGTCGTGCGATTGATACCGTGGCAAACCCAGAAGAAGTTGAATACAACTTAATGGCTGTTCCTGGTATTTATAAGGAGTCTCTGACAGCACACGCTATTGAAGTTTGTGAGAGAAGAGGTGACGCACTCGCAGTTATCGATCTTGATTCTGGCTACAGAACTTCGGCTGAGAACGTTTCCAGCGACGAGGCAAATAGAGGCTCTGTTACCACAGCAGTTAATAACTTAAGAAATCGTGGTCTTAACTCAAGCTATGGTGTGGCTTACTACCCATGGGTTCAGATCCGCGATAATGTCAACGACTCCTTGTTGTTCGCACCACCTTCAGTTGTTGCTCTCGGAACATACTCCAGCGCACAACGTGACTCGGAACTTTGGTTTGCACCAGCGGGCTTTACCCGTGGTGGATTGACTGAGGGATCCGCAGGATTGCCGGTTGTTCAGACTCGTGAGCGATTGACCTCCAAAGAAAGAGACACTCTTTATGAGGCAAACATTAATCCAATCGCCACATTCCCAGCAGAAGGTATTGTGATCTTTGGTCAAAAGACCCTTCAAGTTACTCCCTCTGCCCTCGATAGAGTTAATGTCCGCCGTCTTATGATCTTCCTTAAGCGAGAGATCTCAAGAATCGCAGCAACCACATTGTTTGATCAGAATGTTCAAGCAACTTGGAACAGATTTAAGGGTAGAGCAGATGCCTTGCTCACTTCAGTCCAAGCCCGACTTGGCTTAACCGATTACAAGATTGTTCTTGACAGTTCTACAACAACTCCAGAGTTGGTTGATAGAAACATCATGTACGCTAAGATCTTCCTTAAACCAGCCCGAGCTATTGAGTTCATCGCTCTTGATTTTGTTATCACAAATTCAGGCGCAGGATTTGAGGATTAAAAAATGAAGCACTATATATTACAAATGGAGACTTATAAATAATGGCAAAACAAGACTTTTGGCTAAACCCAAATTTTGAACCGAAAAGACAATTTAGATTTTTGGTGCAACTATCTTTATCAGGACAGGATGTGACGTTCCTTGCGAAGTCTGTTGACCGTCCCTCGTATTCTATTAGTGAAAATCCACATCAGTTTTTTAATCACACTTTTTATTACCCAGGACGAGTGACTTGGAATACAATTAGTTTAACTCTTGTTGACCCTGTAAGCCCAAACGCAGCAGAACTTCTTTATCAATATCTTGAAGATGCTGGAGTTCAAAAGCCTACAAGTGTGGATGCTGCAACTGGCACTACAATTACAAAGTCTTCAGCTACATCGGCAATGGGCAGAATGGTGATTCAAGAGATTGCTACTCCAGTCGGAGGCGGAAACGAGTCACAGATTGTTGGCGAGTGGGAATTATTAAATCCATTTTTCACAGATGTTAATTTTGGGTCACATGATTACGGCTCAGAAGAGATGATTGACGTTGGTATTACAGTACGATATGACTGGGCAGAATACTCCAAGTTTGCCGCAGGCAACCCTGTTGTCCCATAAATATTTTTTTAGAAACTATTTAAAATATGACACAGATACGTTATACTGTGTATAGACTATTTTAAAGAGGTGTAAATGTCTAGAAATAAGCAGCGAACTGCTGCTGCCACGGATGCTGTTGCAGCTACTGTTCCAACAACCCCGGCAGCACCTGCTTCGCTTTCATATGTAACTCCAACAGAGTTTGTCGAACTTCCATCCCGTGGGCAGTTTTATCCTACCGATCATCCCCTTCATGGAAAGGATGTTATCGAGATGAGGTACATGACCGCCAAGGATGAAGACATTCTAACTTCTCCAGCCCTACTGAAGAAAGGCATCGCGATTGATAGGTTGATACAAAACCTTGTTGTTGATACTAACGTTAATCCAGGCAATCTTCTTATTGGAGATAAGAATGCCATGCTTCTGGCTGCCAGGATTTCAGGCTACGGTGAACAATATCCTGTTGCTCTTCAGTGTAATTCTTGTGGAGAAGTCGCACAGCACGATTTTAATCTAGCAGAGTTACAGCTAAATCATGGAATTCAGCCTGGTGAGGGCAATAATGTTTCCCTGACTGAGCATGGTACTTTTATCGCAGAGCTTCCAGTTACCAAGTTCTCTGCTGAGTTTCGTTTGCTAACTGGAGAAGATGAGAGCTATCTTCAACAATCCGCAGAAAAATTAAAGAAGTACAGCCTTCCCGAGGCATCTGCTACTAGCTTACTTAAAAGACTTGTCGTCACTATCAATGGAGTGGAGTCTTCATCAGAGATTAGCAATTTTATTGATAATATGCCAGCACAAGATGCTCGTTTTCTTAGGGCGTGTGTTCAGATTGTGACTCCTAATGTTGATATGTCCCAAGAAGTTGAATGTTCGTCGTGCGGTGCGGTAACTGAAATGGAGGTGCCGTTTACTTCGGAGTTTTTTTGGCCTCAGTGATGATTACATGGCACACGTCTATGAACAATTTTTTTTCTTAAAGATGCATGGAGGCTGGAGCTTTATCGAGGCATATAACCTTCCAGTAAGACTTCGCAATTGGTTTGTTGAAAGATTGTCAAAGCATTTTAAAGACCAAGCAAAAGAGTTAGAAAAGACTAAAAAGAAGAGCAGATAATAAAAACGGGCATTTATTGCCCGTTTCTTTTTGTACAAAACTATTTATAAGAGATAAGTATACTCGGAGGACCACACTATGAGCAAATCAGACGATTTGGTTCCAATTGAAATTAATTTAAAAGCAAAAGAAGAGGGGTTGTTAAACGAAAGCTACCTTGCCATGATGGGAGGAGCAATCAAAACAATTCTAACAGGCATGTTTGGTGGCGGCTCTGTTCCTGTTCGTATTGCTGGTACAAGAAAACAAGTAAATTCTTTTAAAAGCGCTCTTGGAAATGAGGCAAAATATCTCAAATCAATGAAGCGCTATGGCTTAGATAAACCCGAAACACTTAGAACAAAAGCACAGCTTGATCGTGCGATTAAATCTTTTGAGCGAGAGACGGGCATAAAGTGGCCATTTAAGTAGGAGGGCGATAGGTGGATCCCGAAGTCCAAAAACAAATTGATGCTCTAACTAAGTCTATCAAAGATTTAGAAAAGTCGCTAGAAGGCACAAGTGTAGAGTCTAAATTTGCTGACCGTATCAAAAACTTGGGCGATGTGCTTAAGGGTTTTGATGCCTCTACTACAGAAGAGCAAGTTAAAGATTTAAGCGAACAACTTGACAAATTAGCTAAAAGTGCCAATTCCGCTCTTAAACCTTTTGAGCAGTTTGATAGAGCCTTAAAAAATAATATTCAAGCGATTACAGGTGTTACTGATGCATCTGACACCCTTATTGGCTCCTTCTTTAAATTAACTGGTGAAGCCAAGGGTCTTGACGGTGTTTTTGAACAAGGAAAGAAAACCTTTAACGAAACGTTTACTTCTCTTAATGTTGGCGTATCAATTCTCAGAAAGGTGGCAGAATCATCCCTTCTTCTGTCAGCCCAGATGGAGCAGCAGACTGCCGCGTTTAACGCCCAGACAGGTGCAGGTGGCAAATACAATGCCCAACTTAGACAAGGTGAGGCAGCCAATCGTGAATTTGGAATTTCGTTAGATCAAATAGCACAAGCAAGAATGGGTCTTATGGATGGTCTCTCAGGCTATGGTGTTATGCAAGAAGCGGAGCAGATGAGACTGACAGACCTCACTGCTCAATATGCAGAACTCGGAGCTTCAACTGCTGACTTTGCTGGCATTCTTGAAACAAGCACAAGAATGTTGGGGATGTCTACCTTTGAAACAACAAACGCTATTGAAGAAACAAGGTTGCTCGCCCAGGGTATTGGTATCTCTTTACCAAAAGCACTAAACGATCTTAACGCCGCTCTTCCAAGATTAGTTAATTTTGGCGATGAGGCAATAGAGATATTTCAAGAGTTAGAAAAACAATCACAAGCCACAGGACTTTCAGTTGATGAGCTAATCGGTATCTCAGAAGGGTTTATGACATTTGATGATGCCGCAAGATCAGCGGGTAACCTTAATGCTGTTCTTGGAACACAAATGTTTGATACAATGAGTTTGTTGCAAGCACAGCTTGAAGGTCCAGACGCATTTGGAAACTTACTTAGAGATCAGCTTCAAGGTGCTGTGGGCGACTTTGAGTCGTTAAATGTATTTCAAAAAGACGCCATAGCGAACGCTGCTGGACTAAATCAGCAACAATTAGCAGCCATTATGAATTCTAGTGATGGTGTCACTGAGCTTACTGAACTACAGACTAACTTCAATGATGCCCTCGCTTCTGGTCGAAGCTTGTTTGATGAACTTGCCATACTTGGTAAACAATTGATGGTATCGCTGCAAGGACCAATGGAAATCCTCGGAGGCGTGCTTTCCGTTATAAATGGTGTTTTAGGAAAAATTCCAGATTCATTGAAAGCCGTCGTCGCTGGTGCCGTAGGTTTGAAGTTAGCTCTACGCGGAGCAAGGGCACTTATGGGAGCACCAGTCCCTGTTAGGATTGTAGGAGGTGCGTTGCCTGGTGGAAGAATTCCTGCTGGACCTGGACCAGCACCCGGTGGCACCCCAGGCGGTCGCTTCGCTGGTAAATTTTCAGGACTTAGTAAAGTCGGATTAGGAGCAGGTTTAGCAGGCATGGCTGGCGGAGCACTGGCAGATAGTGCAGGGTATGAAAAAACTGGCAGCTTTCTCACTGGCGCAGGAACAGGCGCATCAATTGGAGCGATGTTCGGTCCAGGCGGTGCGATTGTCGGAGGCTTGATCGGAGGCATCGGAAGCCTTTTCGCAGAAGGAACAGACGACTACCCAGGTGGACCACTCTTAAATGTTTCAGGCGAGGCTGGAAAGGAACTTATAGTGCCACCACCCGGATCAGCTATTATTAATAATGAGAACACTGAAAGGTTATCTAAAATGGGTGGCGGTGGAGACCCAGCACTTGCTGCTGCTATTAACAATTTAAGTACAAAGATGGATTCTCTGATGCAAAGACTTGGAGCACCAGGCGACTTTGTGTTGACCGTTAATAGAAGAGAGTTTGCAAGACTAACCAACGAGCACTTCGGAGCCCCAGGAAGTTCACCAGTATCAGGAGTGGGCTAATATGTCTGTAGCGGAGCGTCCACAAATTCGTGGTATATATTCCGGCGATGATGCCAACGTTTCTGTGGTAGGCTTTGCCAGAAACAAAGGATATGTTTTAACATTCGAACATGAAGCGACTGGTCACACTGTTTCTTTTCCATCTATAATTGAAAGCTTTTCAGATGGTCATACGGCAGGTACATCACAAAAAACATTTGCTGGTGTCATGGATCCTCTTATTACGCAAGCTGGAACAACCCGAGATATAGCTCTTTCATTTAAGGTTCTTAGTGCGTCGATAGAAGAAGCCAGGTATAACACACAGAGCATTAATATGTTATTGCAAATGATGTATCCAAGATTGACTCCTGAAACTGGTAGAGGCGTAGGTCTCCCATACATTCGCATTTCTGGATTTAGCATGTTGAACGACACAAAAAGCGTAAGATCAACAAAATGCATTGTTCAAAATATAAGCTATTCTTTAAATACTGACGAAGGCTTTATCATGTCAAAAGATACCGCCGAGGGAGAATTGCATCCAATCAGTATTACTATTGCTGTCTCCGCTAGAGCGATTCTTCCTGTTGACGATAGCGAACAAGCAGTACAGCCTTATCCAATTGATTACCCGAGGTATAGATAATGGGAACTTACAGACAATTCAGTAATGTTCAAAACCTTGGTGATAAGAAATACTTTCCATTAAGGATCTCAAGACTTACCCGCCAAGGCGCAGGCGACAGAGATGTAGTAAGAGTTTATGAAAGATATATATTTCTAACATCGTATGAGGAAACTTACGAGGCAAATTGGTCAGTACCTGATGCCCCACTCGGAAGATTAAATACAAAATATGACTACAGCCAAACAACAAGAAAAGCAACAATGACTTTTAAGCTGGGTGCAAGAAATGTTCAAGAAGCAAAATCTAATTTAGATTTTTGTTCCGCCATGGCAAATCTTGTTTATGGAGACTATTACCGAAGAGGCGACGACTTTGTTTATAGTGGCGCAAATGTTAATAATAAGATTAAGTTTGGTAATTTAATAAGAAACGAGCTTTGTTATTTTGAAACCTTCAATTTTGCACCAAACATGGACGCTGGTATATATGAGTTCAATGGAAGCCCCAATAGTGAAGGTGTTCCAATTGGTCTTTCTCAAGACGTTGAATTTAACAGTCAATCTGGCTTACTTGAAGAGACGGGATATGTCTACCATTTTGATAAAGGCAAAGTCTATCCAAAGGAACTTGAGGTTACATTATCATTTATTTTTATTCATGACTACCCACTCGGGTTTGGCGGACCAACCAGAGGTCGCGAGTTCCAATTACGCTGGGCGCAAAACACTGGCAGAGACTGGCCACATGGAACAGGTCCAATTGGTGTTATGGGGTATATGCAAACATCAGCGACACCGGCTCAGGAAAGTATCTATACTGATGCAGATGGTAACGAAGTTTCACTTGAAGATCTTGAAGCAAGATACCAGAACTACACATTGGGACCAAATGGACTATCGATACTGCCCGAATAACTAAAGATAGACTATTTATAACATAATGGCTTACGTTGATAAATTTAGAAATAGAAATCGTTTTGTCTTTTCAAATAATGATGAACTGTATGAAGATATTCTAACAAGGAAAAGAATAACCTCTTTGAGGCAATATGAAACAACATTGTTTCCTTCGCTTCAGTCAAAACCGTCTATCAAGACATTCCCACATATTTGGAAAACAGGAGATAGATATTACAAATTGGCTGCTGCTTATTATGGTCGCCCGCAATTATGGTGGGTTATCGCACTTTATAATCAGAAGCCTACAGAAGGTCACTTAAAGATAGGAGACGTAATTAAAATTCCGACTTCTCTTGACTTGCTTTTGTATTATCTCTAAGGAAATGTTATGTCAGATTTTACATTATCAGATTATAAAATACAAGCATA